CTGCTACTGGGACTCTCATCGTTGGGGGCGGTGTTGGTATTGGATTGGATCTCTACGTTGGAGACGATCTCGTCGTCACAGACGATGGATCATTTGGTGGAGATGTCAGTATCACTGGCACGCTCGATGTAACATCTGACTTTGCAGTTAACTCTACTAAGTTTACTGTTGCGTCTGCCTCAGGTAACACAGTCATTCAAGGCACAGTCCAAGTTGACGGTAACGCAACTATTGGTAATGCTTCTGGAGATTCACATCAGGTAACAGGCACAGTCCTCTTTAACCAAGCAATTACATCCACAGATATCACTGCTGATAACATTCAGATTGGTGTTGATGGATCTAACGAAATTTCTACTACCTCTGGAGATCTAATTTTAGATTCAGCAGGTGGCACAGTTAATATTACAGATGATGCTGACGTAGATGGAGACTTAAATGTTGACGGTAATACTAAGGTTGATGGCACTCTTACTGTCGATGGTAATACTACTATCGGTAACGCATCAGGAGATAGTCACTCAGTTACTGGGACAGTCCAGTTTAACCAAGCAATCACCTCCACAGACATCACAGCAGACGCCATCAAGATCGGGGTCGATGCTAACAATGAGATTAGTACCACAGCTGGTGACCTTATCCTCGACTCTCAAGCAGGAAAGGTACACATCACAGATAATGCTGAGGTAGATGGCAATCTACAGGTAGACTCAAATACAACTCTTGGTGATAGTAACCTTGACACATTGACTGTCAATGCTACATCTACATTTAATGCTGCGATCACATCTACAGACATCACTGCTGATAACATTCAGATCGGTGTTAGTGGATCTTCTGAGATTGACACATCTCTAGGTAACTTAACTATTGACTCTGCGACAGGTGAAACTATTGTAGATGATAACTTAACTGTGAATGGCACAGTAGATATTAATCTGTTGACTACAATTACAGATGGTCTAGTAGTTAAGGCAGATAACAAGTCAGTCAATATCCAGAATGCTGCAGGACTAGACAAGTTTACTATTGACACAGATAACGGTAATACAGATATTCAAGGCACACTTAATGTCGAGGGTGCTACAACTATTGACGATACTTTCAATGTCACTCAAGCAACTGATCTTGATAGCACTCTAAACGTAGATGGTGGAGCGACATTCCAAGACAACGTTACAATTAACGCTGACAATAAATCATTTAACATCCAGAATAACTCTGGTGTCGATAAGTTTACAGTAGATACAGATAACGGAAACGTAGTAACACAAGGTAACCTAACCGTTACAGGCACATCAACTCTTGTTGATAACATCACTGCACAGGCAAGATTAGATCTCACTAAGAATGAGAATCCTACATCTCTGACTGGCAATGCACCGTTGATGATTCCTAACAGATAACGGAAACGTAGTAACACAAGGTAACCTAACCGTTACAGGCACATCAACTCTTGTTGATAACATCACTGCACAGGCAAGATTAGATCTCACTAAGAATGAGAATCCTACATCTCTGACTGCCAATGCACCGTTGATGATTCCTAACGGTGGTGCGACTATTGGTGAGGACGTCTTTATTGGACAGACTCTAAAACTAGGACCTAATGCTGCAGAAACAATCACATTAGGTGGCACAACTGGTAATGTAACTATCGGAGGCACACTTGGAGTTACAGGTATCACAACCTTATCCACTCTAAACCTATCAAGTTTCACTACAAGTGGTGCTGCAAACGTCGGTGGTAGTTTAATTGTCAACACAGATAAATTTACAGTTGCATCTTCAACTGGTAACACTGACATCTTCGGCACATTAGATGTTAATGGTGCGACAACCATTACAAACACTCTTAATGTCACACAGAATGTTGACTTTGATTCTGATCTTAATGTAGATGGTAATCAGCAACTAGATGGCACACTCACTGTAGATAGCACATCATTATTCAAAGACAGTATTGTATTAAGAGGATCTACTAAGACTCTTAAATTACAGAATGGTAGCAGCACAACTAAGATTGAGTTGCAATCAACTTCTGGTAATATCATAGCGGGTGGTCTTACAACTACTAACTCTCTTGACGTTACAACTAACACCACTATCGGAGGCACACTTGGTGTAACAGGGCAGATCACTGGTAACATAACAGGTGATCTAACAGGTACTGCTGACAAATCTCTACTTGCTGATGTCACAGACACTACAACATCTAATCTTACATACTATCCAACATTCGTTTCTACAAACAATGGTTTCACTGAGATCCGCACAGACTCTACAAACCTAACATATAATCCTGGCACAAACAGATTAACTGTAGAAAACTTCAGATCAACAACTGACTTTGAAGTCCAAGGTAATTTGAATATTACAGGGACTATCCAGTATGGTCAGGCACAAGTTGGTAGTATCGCAAACCATGATACTGATGCTCTTGCTGAGGGATCTACAAATCTATACTTTACTGACGAAAGAGTTGACGATAGAGTTAATGCTCTAATTACAGGTGGCACTGGTATTACTGCAACTTATGATGACGCAGGAAATATCTTAACACTATCTGCAACACAGGCTGATATAAATACCGACAATATAACAGAGGGATCTACAAATCTCTTTACTACTGCTGCTCGCACTAGGGGGCATTTCACATATGGCACAGGTATTACACATAACAGTGGCACACTTTCTGTTACTCAGGCTGATATCGACACCGATAATGTTACAGAAGGATCCACTAATTTATTTACAACTGCTGCTCGCACTAGAGGACACATCTCTGTTAGCGGAGATCTAGGATATAACGCTTCTACAGGTGTTATCTCATACACAATCCCAACAACTATCGCATCTCTATCCAACCATGATACAGATGATGTAGCAGAGGGAGCAACTAACAAATATTATACAGATGAGAGAGTTGATGACAGAATCGATGCTCTTATCGTTGCTGGTACTGGTGTTACTAAAGTCTATAACGATGGTGCTAACACATACACATTATCTGTTACACAGGCAGATGTTAACACTGACACAGTAACTGAAGGTAGCACTAACCTCTTTACTACTGCTGCTAGGACACGCACTCACTTCACCTACGGCACTGGTATCACTCACTCTGGTGGCACTCTATCTGTCACACAGGCAGACATTGACACTGACAATGTAACTGAAGGATCAACAAATCTATTCACTACTGCTGCTAGGACAAGGACTCACTTTACATACGGCACAGGAATCACACATAGTAGTGGTACTCTTAGTGTTACTCAGTCAGACATTAATACTGATAATATTACTGAAGGATCGACTAATGTATTCTTCACTAATGCTAGAGCGGATGCTCGTGTAGTTGCAGGTATCACTGGAAAACTTGATGCTTCTGCAATTAGCACATTTGGTCTAACACTAGTTGATGACGCAAATGCTTCTGCTGCAAGATCAACTCTTGGTCTTGGATCTGCTGCTGAGTCTAACACAGGTGACTTCGCTACTGCTGCACAGGGCACACTTGCTGCTTCTGCTACACAACCAGGCGACTTGGCAACTGTAGCAACCAGTGGAGCATACAATGACCTAACTGGCAAACCTACATTATTCTCTGGTGCATATGCAGACCTATCAGGCACACCTACACTAGGAAGTGCTGCTGCAACTGCTTCTACCGCATACGCTACTGCTGCACAAGGTACAAAAGCAGACGCTAACGATACTGACATAGATGACATCTATACTCAGTTAGTTGCGATTGGTAATGACAACTCTATCAGCACAGTAGCTGCACTTAAGACCGCACTACTAGCATTAGCAAGAAGTTAACTAAATGGCAACACCTACCTCTAAAGCTACTCTCAAAGAATACTGTCTTCGTAGACTGGGCAAACCAGTCTTGGAGATCAACGTGTCTGACGATCAAGTCGATGATGCGATTGATTATACCTTACAGAAGTTTCAACAGTATCACTATGATGGTGCTGAGCGTTGCTATCTAAAACACAAGGTTACACAAGACGTAATTAATAGATCTGAAACTGATACAACTTCTACCTCTAAAGCAGGTAATGACACATGGTCTGAAGGAAATGGTTATATAGAAATTCCAGATCATATATTAACGATTGAAGGAATCTTTTCTTTCACAGATAAGGGGACATCAAACATGTTTGATATTAGATATCAGATGCGTTTGAATGACTTGTATGATTTTACATCTACACAGTTTTATCATTACTACATGATACAACAACACCTTTCTACTATTGACTTTTTGTTAGAAGGTATTAAACCAGTAAGATATCATTCAGTGCAAGATAGATTATATTTGGATTTTGACTGGCCACAAGATGCACAGTTAGATCAATATATTGTAGTCAAAGCATGGAGAGCATTAGATCCGACAACATGGACAGAGATATACAATCAGATGTGGGTTAAAGATTATGCCTCTGCTAAAATTAAAAAACAGTGGGGACAAAATCTAACTAAATTCCAAGGAGTGCAGATGCCAGGTGGTATTACTCTTAACGGCGAAATGATTTACAATGACGCTGTAGAAGAGTTGAAAAATCTAGATGAGCAACTACGCACCACTTGGGAAACACCACCTCTAGACATGATCGGATAACATGGCTACTAATACCTATTTTACACAAGGGACTACTGGCGAGCAAGATCTTGTTGGATCACTTGTAGTAGAGCAGATCAAGATGTTTGGTAAGGATGTATATTACATCCCTAGGACTCTTGTAAAAAATGATGATACTTTTGGTGAGGATACCTTAAGTAAGTTTGAAGGTGCATTTTTGTTGGAAGCATATGTCGAAGATGCCTCAGGATTCCGTGGCGACGGAGATATGTTTAGTAAGTTTGGTGTAAGAATATCAGACCAAGTTACTTTCATAGTTTCACGCACAAGATTTACAGAAGCAGTAGACGATAACGCACAATTAATTGTAGAGGGTAGACCTAATGAAGGTGACCTAATTCACTTCCCTATGGCAAACAAAACTTTTGAGATACAGTTTGTTGAGCATGAAGTGCCATTCTACCAGTTAGGTAAAGTGCATGTATGGGGTTTGCGTTGTGAGTTATTCGAGTACAGCGACGAGGATATCGATACTGGTGTTGCTGCTGTTGATCAGATTGAAGTTGACTTCTCTGTTGCAGTTACAGTCAACTTTGCAACAGGTGGTAGTGGTGACTTTACAGTTGGAGAAGTGGTTGCAGGTGGCACATCAAATGTCACAGCAGAAGTTAAGTCTTGGGATTCTACAACTAGACAGTTGCAGGTATATAATAGATCTGGTATCTATACAATCCCAGAAACAGTCACTGGACAAACCTCTGGTGCTGCGTGGACAACTGCATCATATAATACACTAAATAATACGAGCAGTGAATTCGATCAAAACTCTGCGTTTGAAACTAATGCTGATGGTATCCTAGACTTTAGTGAAGGCAATCCATTTGGCGAATTCGGTAATAAAGGGAGTAGCATTTAATGTTAGGCACATATTCATATCACGAGATTTTTAAGAAGACTGTTATCGGTTTCGGTACTCTCTTCAATAACATAGAGCTTAGACGCACATCTGGATCTAAGACAGAGGTTATGAAAGTGCCTCTTGCTTATGGTCCTAAACAAAAGTTTCTTGCTCGTTTAGCACAAGTAGGAGATCTATCTACAAAAGATAGGACACAGATAACTCTACCTAGAATATCTTTTGAAATAGGAGCAATCCAATACGATTCCACAAGAAAATTATCACCTACCTCATACATAAGACATACAACAGGAGATAAGACCAACAAAGGTTTTATGCCAATTCCTTATAATGTTAACTTTGAGTTGGCAATCCTATCAAAAAATCAAGATGATGCTCTGCAGATTCTTGAGCAAATACTTCCACACTTCCAACCTAGTTTTAGTCTCACGATGAATCTAGTTTCTGAGCTGGGAGAAAAAAGAGATTATCCAGTCACATTATTGAGTGTTGACTATGATGATCAATACGAAGGTGACTATGATACACGTCGCACACTGATATATACGTTACAGTTTGTCGCAAAGACTTACCTATACGGACCTGTCACTGACAAAACTGGTGAGCTCATCACCAAGGCGATTGTTGATTACGCAACCGATGCTAAGGTTACCGCTCCTAGAGAGGTGCGTTACACAGTCCAACCTGATCCTGCTAACGCAGATCCAGATGACAACTTCGGATTTAATGAATTATACAGTGAGTTTACTGATGGAAAGTCCAGAAACCCAACCACAGGAACAGACGAGTAAGTTTGACGGTATATCTGATGCCATGGAAGTGGAGACAGATATAGTGCCAACTGAAAAGGTTGCTAAGCCAGAGGTTGTAGAGACCTCAACTAAGCATCAGCTCAAAAAAGATTATGAATATACTCGTGGTAATCTATATTCTCTGATCGAGAAAGGTCAAGAGGCAGTAGATGGTATATTAGAATTAGCACAAGAGTCTGATCAACCTCGTGCATTTGAGGTTGCAGGTCAGTTGATTAAACATGTAGGAGACGTTGCTGACAAGTTAGTAGACCTACAAAAGAAAGTAGCTGACATAGAGAAACCATCAAAACAAGAGGTCAACACCACAAACAATACCATGTTTGTAGGTAGCACAGCAGATCTCGCCAAGTTTCTAAAGCAGCAACGAGATAAATAGAAAGTATAGGAGAATCTTTTACCCATGTCAGTATTAAATGTAATTGACACCCAAACAGTATCAGGTAGTGGCACCAGCTACATCGTGGTGAAATCTGGTGTCTTGAGATGTGTAGCAACATCTGCCTCATCTATCTCAATAGATGGAGGACCTGCTATTACTTTGGTTGCCAATGAAGCATTGTTAGTTTCATGTGGTAAAGCAAAGAATGCAAAGATCGCAGCAGCGACTGATGCAGCAGCTATGGTAGTTACCGCTGAGGGATACTCAGGCGGTGGACGTCATCCATTCAGTGTTGGTGATTTTATTCAAACTGTTGATGGTGGTGACACCGATGGATTTACTTCTGACTTCGAGACTGCAGCATCTGCAGGTAAGAAAGTTACAGCAGTAACAGGATCCACAATTACAACAGACTATGATTCATCAGCAGCAAGTGGCGACTATGCTCTTTCAGCAGCAGACGCAACTGCAGGAAACATTCCACAAATTCAAAGAAGTGTCAAACTCGTCGCAGGATCTGCCAACGTTGTTGTTGAGCAAGTCCAAATCGTCGGAGGCTAACACATGCCCGCCGTCTCAAAAAAACAACAAAGGTTCTTCGGGATGGTTAGAGCGGCTCAAAAGGGTGAAGCGAAAGCTCCCTCACCTGAGGTTTCCCGAGTTGCTTCCCGCATAAAAAAATCCGATGCAAAAGACTTTGCATCCACTAAACATAAAGGTTTACCAATGAAGAAAAAGGGTCTATCAGAAGAAGGCTACGATCGCATGAGAGATGCTGCTCTGGAGAAAGGCACTTGGAAAGGTGGTGGTGGACAACCTTCTACAGGTGGAGCAAAGAAAACCAAAGGTAAAACTGTACTTCAAAAAGAGACAGAGAAGAAATATGGTAAGGGTAAGTCTGCACTTGATATAGTAAAGAAAAACATCACTGACAAATATGGAAAGGATGCCATTATGAAAACAAAAAATGAAGGTACATCATACGGTATTACTAGAGGATCAGGTAAACCATCAGGTCAAATGGCAGCATTTGGTAAACAAGACAAGAAAGAAAATCCTTATTCAATTAAGAATAAGTTAAAGATGGTAATCAAAGGTGCTGCTGAGAAGAATAGAAAAAAGGCAGGTGTCACAAGTGAAGCAGTGTATACAGGACCTGACAAGAAAGACAGAGCAGTTATCAAGAAGATGGATAATAAAGACTTTGCTAAGAAAGCAGCAGAGTATGAAAAGAATATGGATCCTAAGAAGCGTCAGGCACTTAAGGATAAAGCAACTAAAGGTATGAAGTTTACTCACGAAGAAGCAGTGAGTGAAGCAAAGTATGAGGCAGGTGCATCTGACTATGGTAAGACATCTATCAGAAACAAGAGAGCATTTGGTAAAGGTGGTAACGCTGCTGATCCAAAGGAAAGAGGTGGTGCTAAAATGCTAAGACATGATTCACACACCAAAAGAAGAGGAGTAAAGAAAAATAATAAGTATGGTGCAACAAACAAACCTCCTGTTGATGGTGCTCCTAGTGATGAGTTTAAAAAAGACAGGTATGCTTCTATGCGTACAGAAGCAAAGGTTGACATGAAGACCCCAGACTATAAGAGAGCAACCGTTAGAGATAAGAGATATGGTAATCCACATGGATCACATGAGCTAGGTGGTGGTATTAGAAAAGATAGAAGAGCAGATCACGAAGCAAAGCGTGGTGTAAAGACTAAGGGTAATAATCCTGTAAAGGATGAAAGTGTAAGGCAGAGGAGAAGTCCTGGTCTACAGTTAAGTAGTTTCAGTATCATTGAAAAACTTAAAATGACTCGTAAAGAGTATGGTAAAATCCACAAAGATTTCAAGAGCGATGATCCTAAAAAACCTCGCACAACTAAATATGTACCAGGTAAGGGGACAGTATCTATGCCAGTAGAATTGACAGATGAGTTACATCCAAATGTAGCAAAGAATGATGCCATCAATAAGGCGAATGCTATGAAGCGTGCAAAGGAGAGGGAAGCAAAGAAACCTTCTGCTGATGTAATTGCTGCTAGAAAGCGTCAGTATAAAGGTGGTAGTAACTATACTACTGCTGATAAAAAGAAAGTCATTCAATCTTACAAAGAAGAAGTAACAGCAAAAGAGCGTATGAAGAGAGACGCAGGTGCTATTGCTAAGAAGAAGATGAGAAACAAAGAGCATAGAAAGTATGTTAATTTCTTAGACGTAGATGAGTCACTTGCAATTTCAGAGAAAATCAAGTATGATAAGAAAGGATCTTCTATGGATTACTTCCTAGGTAAAGATCCAAAGAAGACTGACTACTATAAAAAGAATGCCAAGAAGAAGAATGAATCATCTTGTGAATGCAAGCACGAATCATTTAAAGATTGGTTACAGGAAGGCAATAACACTGCTAGAATGTTACACAAGTCGAAGACTCAAGTCACAGGTAATGTATCTGCAGATAGGGGTAGCGACGAAAAAAAGAATCAAGCCTCTAGAAAGGGGCTAGAAAAAGATCTCAAAAAGAAAGGGATCGGTTACAAAAAAGGTGTAGGCAAATACAAGTATGACAGTGGCGAAACTGGCACAGAAGTATCCTATCAGACCTCAAAACCTGATAAAATGTCAAAACGTCGTTTTGGAAAAACCATGCGTCGTCTAGGTAGAAAGCACGGACAAGAATCTGTAATCACTAAGGACAAAAACAAACCTGCAAGATTGCATGATACCGAAAGCAAGAAACCTGGTAAGTCGATAAACGTAGGTAAATCTAAAGGTGGATCTAATCCATCTGGAATGGGTCAAACTTCTGGTGATAAAGTCAGAAGCGGTAAACTACCGTCTAAATCTAAAAAGGGAGCGTATCATTATGGCTGAAGAGCGTAGTAAAGTCTGTCGTTATTGTGGACTCGTTGCACCGCAAGGGCATTGGAGACCATATACATGGATAGAAAAACATGAAGCAAACTGTCCTAAGAATCCAACATGTCAAGCAGCAGCATAAAAACATTCCAACAGTTTCACGAATCTGCATGGCAGAGGAAGGAAGGTAAGAATAAGACAGGTGGTCTCAATGAAAAAGGACGTAAGTCTTATGAGCGTGAGAATCCTGGCAGCGATTTGAAAGCACCACAACCTAAGGGAGGACCTAGGAAGAGGTCATTCTGTGCACGAATGGGTGGTGTCAAAGGACCTATGAAAGATGAGAAAGGGAGACCGACCCGAAAAGCACTCGCACTTCGCAAATGGAAGTGTTAATATATAACTAAACAAGGGTCTAACAAGACCCTTTCTTTTTACTAATGATTGCATTCAAATCCCAATTTATATTAATAGCATGTTTTTTGCCACTAGTTGCAATATACATAGTGATGAAAATTGCTGTGTGGATGTCCGCTATAAACAACGAGACGATCTATGTTAGCAAAGAAAAATTCAGAAAGCGAGGACCATATGTGGCAAATCCGTATGCGGATGTTGACGAAGAGGAAGAAGAATTTACAGATCGCACAGACTATCGATAAGGTTATCCACCAATACTATGTTGTTGAGCGTGGACTGCCTGTCCCATTATGGAAAAGTAATAAAGATCCACAGTGGTGGATTGACTATCTTGCATCATTAAAAGATGACAGTCGTACACTCAGTTAATATAATGGTGCTCATACTTGTCATAAGTGTGACAATATTGATAGCCTATATAATGAAGTATGCGTATGAGGAGATGAACGATGGGAGCGATGACCCCACCGAGTCGGAAGAGTTGTTACAACTTCCGAGTGACGGAGATCAACAGGGTAGTTGACGGTGACACAATAGATGTTACAATAGACTTAGGCTTCGATCTTAGTAAAAAAGAAAGAGTACGTGTAGCAGGAGTTGATACCCCTGAGAAGAGGACAAGAAATCTAGAGGAGAAAGCACTTGGACTTGATGCGACTGACTGGATCAAAGAGAAGCTCGAAGGAGCAATCGAAGGCGAAGATGATCTTGTCATTAGGACTGAGCTCGTTGGTGGTATGGGGAAGTATGGTCGTCTTCTTGGCTGGCTTTACATTGGGGATTCAGATGTGTCTCTCAATGAGCAGATGATTACCGAAGGATATGCTCACGCATATGATGGAGGTACAAAAAACATGGACTTAGAAGCACTACGAGAAATTCGTAGATCTTTTGGCACACTTAATGAAGGTTAATTTATGGTAAACTTGCGTGATGACATTCTTAATAATCAAATCACATATTACAATGGTTTGATTGCAAAGCATCAGCAGAATGTGGAAATCTATCTCAACCAACCTGTAGGTATTGGTGAGCATTCAGATATTATGGCAGCAATAGAAACGGAAATCACTGCTATTGCACAGGCACATGAAAAAATAGAAGTTATTAATCACTATTTCTTAGGCAGATAAATGTCCGATTCATCTTATATCGATATAGATTTGGAAGAAGGTGATTGGTATTGTTCTATGAATATGGGTATTGATGAAGTTAATTTAATGTATGATCATGTTTGTTATGCATTAGATACATGGGATGGTAGTATTCGACCGAAGATGGAGAAAGACTACTTGATGATCATGAAACTTAGATTATATGCCATGAAAAAAGAGCACGCATTTACGGAGTTATGAGTACACAGGACATATATCTAGGCAATCCCAATCTCAAAAGGGCAAACGTTGCACAAAACTTTTCCCCTAAAGAAGTTGCAGAGTTTGTCAAGTGTAGTAAGGATCCTGTTTATTTTATTACTAACTATATCCAGATCATCTCTCTTGATCTAGGTCTAGTGCCATTTACATTGTATCCGTTTCAAGCGGATATGGTTAATAAGTTTCACGACAATAGATTTAATATTGCAAAACTACCACGACAGTCAGGTAAGTCAACAGTTGTTACTGCCTATCTGTTGTGGTATTCTATTTTTAATGACAACGTTAACGTAGCGATCCTTGCTAACAAGGCAGCGACTGCTCGTGAGATGTTGCAACGTCTACAATTATCATATGAAAACCTCCCCAAGTGGCTCCAACAAGGAGTCGTCAACTGGAACAGAGGATCACTGGAATTGGAGAATGGAAGTAAGATCATGGCTGCATCTACTTCTGCTTCTGCTGTTAGGGGTATGTCGTTTAATATTATATTTCTCGATGAATTCGCCTTTATTCCAACTCATATTGCTGATGAGTTTTTTAGCTCTGTTTATCCAACTATATCCTCTGGTAAATCTACCAAGGTAATTATCATCTCCACACCTAAGGGGATGAATATGTTTTACAAACTCTGGCATGATGCAGAGTTGAAGAGAAATGAATATGTAACTACAGAAGTGCACTGGTCTGAAGTGCCAGGTCGAGATGCTTTGTGGCGAGAGCAAACTATTGCCAACACATCTGAAGAGCAGTTTAACCAAGAATTTGAATGTGAGTTTCTAGGATCTGTAAATACATTGATTACGTCAACTAAGTTAAAGATCATGACGTATGAAGATCCTATTACATCTAACTCAGGACTTGATGTATACGAGGCACCTATTGAAGATCACACATATGTGATGACAGTTGACGTGGCACGAGGTCTGACTAAGGACTATTCAGCGTTTCTAGTATTTGATACGACGACTATTCCCTATCGGATCGTGGCAAAGTATAGGAATAATATAATTAAACCTATGCTATTTCCTAATATCATACATCAGGTTGCAGTGAATTATAACCATGCGTATATTATGGCAGAGGTAAATGATATTGGCGGGCAGGTTGCGGACATATTACAGTATGATCTTGAGTATGATAATCTTCTTATGTGTGCTATGCGGGGAAGAGCAGGACAGGTTGTGGGGCAAGGATTCTCAGGGAGTAAGACACAATTAGGAGTCAAGATGAGCACCACTGTTAAGAAGACTGGGTGTTCTAATATGAAGACACTAATTGAAACAGACAAACTAATCTTCCAAGATTATGATATAATAGCAGAGTTAACTACATTCATACAGAAAGGTCAAGCATGGGAAGCGGAAGACGGTTGTAATGACGACCTTGCCATGTGTATTGTTATCTTTAGTTGGTTAGCAACATCTGATTATTTTAGAGAGTTGCACGACAATGACGTTAGAGCACGTCTGTATCAAGAGCAGAAAGAGCAGATTGAAGCAGACATGGCACCCTTTGGTTTCGTTGATGACGGACTGAATGAGGAAACTTTCGTTGACAAAGAGGGCGATGTATGGCATACTGATGAATACGGCGACAGAGCCTACATGTGGGAATTCCGATGATTTTTATTTCTTGTCCACCAGTGTATACATTACCTGGCACATGGACAAAGTGTGACGCACTTATACCTCACGCAAACTATGACCCAAACTTTACGTTTCCAATATCAGTAGCAGTATTTACTGTGCTGTTGGCAGGTTTTGGAGTCTATAGAGGATTCTTTGCTAATAAAGGATTGTCAGATCCTTGGGATGATCATGACGATTGATACCCAAGGTATGTCATATGGCAGTAAAGAGAGTGGTAAATCACTCGAAGAGCAACGTGCTGCTATTCCTCCCTTGAAGGTAAACAAACTTAATCTTATATCTGACTCACTAAAGGTAGAGTTAAAACAACTCATCAATGAAGTGTTAGATGAGAGAGAGCATCAGAAAAAACTAGAAGGTCCTTATGACTTTCCAGAAGAATGACTAAAAGAGTTTACAAAGGTATGACTGCTAACAAACTTCCTGTTTTTACTGAGGAAGAAATGGAATGCATTAGAGTGTGTGTAGCAAACGCACCTATACCTTATGACATATCTAAGAAGAAAATACCTGGTGACATCCTACAGAAGATAGGACAACCTACCAGAGAAAAACACGAAGGTATGCCGACTATCGAATGCGACTTAACCAAGTATGATTACAAGCTTATGGACAGCACAGATACTGTTGCCAAGCAACAGACTGCAGAAAGTTAAATTTAAGTGTCCCTCTAATCTGAGAGAGGATGCATTACAAACAGTCAAATCGATCTATGGTGTCGATGACGTGAGACAACTAACTAGAGTATGGAATTAACACAAGACATTATTGACCAGATACAAGAAGCAATGCTTCATACCAAGAAAGATGGTAGTATCAACTGGAAAGATGGAGATGAAATAGAAGTGCAGTTAGCAGGGACGTTTGCTGCTGATAGATTTATCGTCATCAAAAACAAATCTAAGAATCCTGTTGTACCTGCTGCCAAACATCCTTATTATGATTATGAAAAGAATGTCTTTACTGAAGATGGTAGAGAAAACTACATGAAGGAGTGGATGAAGCAAGAGGGGGAGAAATGATTTTTAAAATTGGATTCCTCATCATGTTTTTTAACGAAGGTTTCGTTATGATGAGACATGTATCACCTTTCTTTGCTAGACTAAGAGATAAGGTTATCAAGAAGTTGGGTGAGAATATATGGTATAGACTGCATGGCACTCTAGACTATCTCTGGATGGGTCTAGTAACACTAGGGTTGATTGTAAATCCTAATAGGATGGCACATTTCATAGCACTGTGTGTGTTTTGGTTGGGTGCATTTATGATTAGCACTGTGTGTGTTTTGGTTGGGTGCATTTATGATTTTCTATCTGCCACGTTGGATCATGATGGATATTAAGAGTAAGCAGGGGCACAATGATTGAGACATTCTTAGGATCAGCAGCACAAACACTTTTTGTCTTGGTAATCTTCACTGCAGGTGTAGTGTTTGGATACTGGGCAAGAAAGAATGAAGAATGATTTAGAGTTAGAGCATCTACTATTTGTAGACCGTCAGTGTAGGAGATGTCTTAGGACGTTTGACCTCATTGACGGTTTTTATTGGACTAGGAGAGACAGAGGACATATACCATCCGCATATTCATATGAGTGTAAGGAATGCACAGTTAATAGAATTAGGAAGAATAGAAAGAAAAAAATCAAACGTAAAGAATGTGACTATCCTGACTGGTAGTATGCTCACGTCACGTTTCCCCTCTGAAAACATGAGTTTTTCTAAATACTAATAGCATCCGTATTGACCCGTTCTAGGAGTATACAAACATGGCATCAACGCAGCTTTCACCAGGTGTTGTTGTACTGGAAAGAGATCTAACTAACGTTGTTAACGCTACAGTAGATAATGTAGCATCACTCGTTGGTAGTTTTGAAAAAGGACCAGTAGAGCAAATTACCTCGGTAACTAGTGAGAAAGAGCTTCTCGCAATATTTGGTAGACCAAATAACTCAAACTTTGAGTATTGGTTTAGTGCAGCACAATACCTTCTTTATGGTGGCACCATGAAGATTGTCCGTGCAATGAGCAACTCACTTAAGAATGCCATTGACACAGCACAGTTTACTAATACTACATTCAGTGCTACTGATACAACTCTAACGGTTACTTCTACAACAGACTTTGACGTTGCAGACCTTTTATTGATCGACGCTGAAATCGTATCAGTCGGATCTGTAAACGGAAACGATGCGGTTGTTACTCGTGGACAACTACAGACATCTGGAGTTTCACACGCAGCAGGATCACAAGTTACACTGATTGAAACAGCAGGATCTACTTCAACAGTTAACGAAGGCGGGACATTCACTGACTCAGATACAACATTATCGGTTGCTTCAGTTGCTACTCTTGGTGCAGGTACTAACTCATACATCAGAATTGACGATGAAATCCTTCAAGTCTCAGCTGTCGTAGGTAACGACCTAACTGTGACTCGTGCAGCATTAAGCACTACTGCAGCAGCACACACTGATGGATCAACAATCACACTCCTAACTGTCTCAAGTAATAAGACAACAATTAATGAGCAAACATCTACAGGTGTTACTTCTCCATTAATTAAGAATCTTGACGCTTACGAGTCAACAGTTAAAGATGCTTCTAACAACTGGAAGTGGGCAGGCAAAACAGCAGGCACACACGGAAACAGTCTTAGAGTTGTAATGACTGACGCAGGTGCAGACCAAGTGCTATATTGTGCACAACCAGGATCTGCTGAGTGGGCATTTACAACAGGTGCGGAGATTTCTTACTCTGCTGCTAACATCTACGGTAAAGTTTATTCTTACACTGTAGTGCTTACACTTGAAGAGAATGCAACTCTAGTTGGTAACTTCGTTGCTTCTAACTTCTACACTGGTCTTTCTGGTAACATCACTGGTGGTATCGTTGCATACGACAAAGAGACACAGAAAGTTGAAATCAGTGTTGATGGCACTGCATCAGACTACTGGGAAGTTGGCGACACAATTACTGAGTTGGCAAACAACGGTGGATCACCTGGATCTGCAACTGGCACATCAGGTAAGATTGCATCTATCTCAAGAGAATTAAGAGTATCTCTAAACAAAACATCACCTCTATTCCAAGCAAACCAAGTTGTTGTTGACGGAAACGCTGCTAACGTATCTGCTATCGCAGTCGGTAGTGACTATGAGTCAAGAATGTATGGTTACAACGAGAAGTGGATCAACATCGCTCCTCGTCCTTCTACATCTGCATGGGCAGATGACCGTGGTGGATACAGAGATCTACTACACGTACTTGTCTTAGATGGCGACGGTGCACTAACAGGCACACCAGGAGCACTTCTAGAGAAGTTTACAAACCTTTCAAAAGCATCAGACGCTAAGTCACCACAAGGTGAGTCACTATACTACGTCGATGTTTTGATGAATCAATCCTCCTATATTTACTGGGGATCTCACGAATCTGCTAACATCTTTGACCGCTCAGGCACAGCCGACGGATCATGGGGTGGAAGCGTAACTAACCGTGACTTTGACTTGATCAAGGCAGACGCTGCACTTTACGGTGGAGACAACATTACTGGTCTTGATCCAAATAGTATTCCTGTTATCGGGACTAAGAATAACGGCACCATCAAGTATCACCTACAAGGTGGAGTAGATGGATACACTGTTGACAGACCTTCACTTCTTTCTGGATATGATTTATTCGGAGACGCTGAAACTGAGGAAGTAGATTACGTCCTCATGGGTCCTTCAATGAGCAACCTAAGTGATACAATCGCTAAGGCACAGAAGGTTATCGATATTGCAAGCACTCGTAAAGATTGCATGGCATTCATCTCACCTTACAGAGGTGACGTGATCGGAATCTCTTCCACTACAGATATTGTTGACAAGACTATTAGTTTCTTTGATCAACTATCATCTAGCTCATACGCAGTATTTGACAATAACTACAAATACATCTATGACCGTTACAACGATGTCTATCGTTACATTCCATGTAATGCTGACGTTGCAGGTCTAACACTTAGCACAACTCTAAATCAGGAGCCATGGTTCTCACCTGCAGGTTTCAATAGAGGTCAACTTCGTAACGCAGTTAAACTTGCTTACTCACCTCTAAAGGATCACAGAGACAGACTATACGCTGCTAGAGTCAACCCAGTTGTTGCATTCCCTGGCGAAGGAATCGTCCTCTTCGGAGACAAGACTGCACTAGCATATCAGTCTGCATTCGATAGAATCAACGTAAGACGCCTCTTCTTAGTATTAGAAGGAGCAATCGCACAGGCTGCTAAGACACAACTTTTTGAATTGAATGACGAGTTTACTCGCCAAGGTTTCAAGAATATCGTAGAACCTTTCATGAGATCCGTACAATCACGTCGTGGTGTTACTGATTTCTTGGTTGTATGTGACAGCACAAACAACCCACCTGAGTCTATTGACAGAGGTGAATTCTACGCAGAGATCTTCATCAAACCTACTAGATCTATTAACTTCATCACACTTACATTTACAGCAACAAGGACAGGGGCTAGTTTCTCTGAGGTTGCAACCTAAGTAAACCGTGCTACGACTTCGTAGTCAATTCACAAAAATAGGAGACATTTAAAATGGCAATTAATAACGTCGAAGGGGGGCAGATTAACTCTCCTATTTTCGACTTTAGAAATAAGATTGGGGATCTTGCCCGCCCTAATCTCTTCCAAGTAGAGTTAACTTTCCCTCAACTTACAGGCACTGCAAACATCGGAGGAAGCGGTGGTGCAGCAGACGCAGCAGAAACAGAAGCAGCAAGTGCACCTTTCGGTGGAAACCTTGCAACACTTCTAGTTAAAGCAGCAAACATTCCCGCATCTACTGTTGGTGTAATTGAAGTTCCTTACAGAGGAAGGACAATTAAAATCGCAGGAGACAGGACATTCGAGCCATGGACAGTTACAGTCCTTAACGACGCTAACTTCGTGATTAGAAATCAGTTGGAGAATTGGTCTACACAGATCCAAGCACTACAACAAAACTTCCAGTCATTTGATTCACCTGCTAACTATCAAACTGCAGCGATCGTCCGTCAGTATGACAGACAATCTGAGCAAACTAGAGCATACAAGTTTGAAGGTATCTGGCCAAGTAACATCTCAGCAATCGATCTTGCATGGGATAGCAACGATACACCAGAAGAATACACAGTTGAGTTTCAGGTTCAGTACTGGACTTATGCGTCAGACGTTAACGCAGCACACCACGTTCCTAAAAACTAGTTTTTGGAAGTCGCTAAATAACTATAACCTAGTTACATTTTTGAATGGCACAATTATTTGGTTATTCTCTTGATCGCAAGAAGAAGGGCTCTGGGAAGATTAATCCCAAGGGTCCTTCTTTCGTGCGTAAAGATAGTGAAGATGCTGCCGAACCTATTGTAGCAGGTGGTTATTTCGGACAGTACGTGGACTTTGGTGACAAAGAGTCATCTAAAGGCACGGAAATGGATCTCATTGGTAGATATCGTGAGATGAGTTTGCACCCAGAAGCGGATGCTGCTATCAACGATATTGTAAATGAGGCTATAGCTGGCGAGTTGGATGATCATCCTATTGACATTGAGTTGTCACACCTGCAGGCAAGCGATTCTTTGAAGAAAAGAATCAGAGAGGAGTTTGAAAACGTCCTTTCTCTATTAGATTTTGATAGAAGAGCATACGATATATTCCGTAGATGGTATATCGATGGTAGACTTTTCTACCACAAGATGATTAATCCCGAGAAACCTTCTGAAGGTATTACGGAATTAAGATACATCGACCCTCGTAAAATCAAAAAGGTTGTTGAATTTGACAGAGGTAAAGGTGCATCAGGTCTAGCAAACGGACCTGGCGATCCACAGGGAGACTCCTTAGTCCCTAAATCTCTAGAGTATTACATATATGCTCCTAAAGGATTGCGTGGATTTGAAAATAAAGGTGTAAAGATTGCACCTGACGCGATCACCTATGTCCACTCTGGTAAGAGGGACATGAATAGAAATATTGTCTTATCTCATCTACATAAGTCAATCAAGGCACTCAATCAACTTAGAATGATTGAGGATTCTCTGGTTATCTATCGTCTATCCAGAGCACCCGAAAGAAGAATCTTCTATATCGATGTAGGAAATTTACCTAAACAAAAAGCAGAGCAATATCTCCGCGAGGTAATGAGTCGATACAGAAACAAACTAGTGTATAACGCAGACACTGGGGAGATTCGAGACGACAAGAAATTCATGTCTATGCTAGAAGATTTCTGGCTACCAAGACGTGAAGGGGGCAGAGGCACAGAGATCTCTACACTACCAGGTGGACAAAACCTAGGTGAGTTGGAGGATGTAAAGTATTTCCAAAAGAAACTTTACCGCTCACTTAACGTCCCCGAGTCTAGATTAGAATCAGACAACACCTTCAACGTTGGTAGATCCGCAGAGATCACCAGAGATGAAGTTAAATTCCAAAAATTCATAGTCAGACTCCGCAAAAGATTTAGCGATCTTTTCAGTGATCTACTTAAAACCCAACTAGTCCTTAAAGGAGTTATTTCCTTAGAGGAATGGGATGACATGAAGGAGCATATCCAATACGATTACGTTGCAGATAACTACTTCTCAGAGCTTAAAGCACAGGAAATCTTAACAGAAAGACTTGCTTTACTACAACAAATGGATCCTTTTGCGGGCAAATACTTCTCACTTGAATATCTAAGACGTCAAATTCTCCGTCAAACAGAGAATGAATTCAACGAAATAGATGAGCAAATGGCAGAAGAGATAAAAGCAGGAATGTTAGTCTCTCCAGTGCAAATGCAGCAACTAGAATTGCAGCAAATGGAGATGGCATTACAACCCCCAGAGCCTCCTGCAGAGGAGCAAGGGATAGATCCCGCAGACTATGAGCAAGGAAATATATAAATAACTACATATTTTATTATTGTTATGCCTACTCAAGCAGCCCTAGATATTGTTAACGCACTTTTCTCAGGAAAGAAAGACGTAAGTGATTACGTTGCAACTGGAATGAAAGATGCTGCAGTAGACTCTATCGATGCTAGAAAAGCAGAGGTTGGTAAAACTATTCTTGCTCCTGAGCCTCCCGAAGTGGAAGAGCCAGAAGCGGAAAGTCAACCAGAAACACCTCAAGCGTCAACTGAGACTGAAACTGAAGTAACACCAGAGGAATCAAAAGATGAAACTGATCAGGGAGGAAATTGAAACCGCTAAGGTTTTAATCACCGAAGGAAAAGATGGAAAGAAAAGACACTTCATAGAAGGTGTGTTTCTTCAAGGTGCGATCAAGAATCGTAATGGTCGTATGTATCCTATCCCCACACTTCAGAGAGAAGTTGATAAATATAACGAATCTTATATTAAGAAAGGACGTGCACTAGGAGAGTTGGGTCATCCAGACGGACCGACTATCAACCTCGACCGCGTGTCACATCTAATCACATCCCTTAAAAATGAGGGAAATAATTTTGTTGGAAAAGCGAGAATCCTCGACACTCCTATGGGTAACATTGCTAAGAATCTTCTAGACGAAGGTGTAAAACTTGGCGTTTCCTCTAGAGGACTGGGGACTATCAAAGAAGAAAATGGTATGAAAGTCGTAATGGATGACTTCATGCTTGCAACTGCTGCTGATATTGTTGCTGATCCTTCCGCACCTGATGCTTTTGTAGATGGTATCATGGAAGGAAAAGAATGGATCTATGCAAATGGAGCCGTCACAGAGCAAACAATCGAGCAAATCAAACATAGAATTGATAATGCAGAGAGGTCACAAATGGAGGAAAGGAAGCTTTCCGCGTTTAATGACTATCTTCAAAGTTTCTAATATATAAATAACTATAGCAATTACCGCCCTTTGTACACTTAGGAGACCATGATGTCTAAAATTGATAAAAAATCACTGGATGAAAACGCTGTGACAGCGAATGCGAAACCAGCTGATCCTATGCCAAAATCTGAAGCAGGCACACCAGGTCAACCTGGTTACCAAGATCTTGGTGGACCTACACCTATGAATTCCAAACCTGATGATGACTCTAACAAGTACAAAACAGGTGGCGGACCTACTGCAACACCTCCTGCAACTAAACCATCTGATGCAAGTGGACAAACAGTAGATTCAATGAAGGGCGATGTTAAAGCGGGACATGAGCCTGAAGGTGAAGTAATTGCTGAGGACGAGAGCGAGAAGGAAGTGATCGAAGTAGATCTTTCTGCAGACGTTCAAGCCCTAACAGAAGGCGAAGACCTAAGTGAAGAATTCAAAGAGAAAGCAAAGACTATCTTTGAAGCAGCGGTCGTATCTCGTCTAAACGAAGAACTAGGACGCATGCATGATGAGTATGCAAAAGTCTTAGAAGAAGAAATTGAAAAAGTCAAGTCTGACCTTGCAGAAAAGGTTGACGACTACCTCTCATATTCAGTTAAAAACTGGATCGATACCAACTCCCTTGCTATTGAGCACGGTATCAAGAATGAGATGGCAGAAAACGTCCTTGACGGAATCAAAAAAGTTTTCGTGGAGAATCATATTGAGCTCCCCGAAGAGAAGCTTGATTTAGTAGATGAAATGACATCTCAACTAGATCAAATGGAAACAAAGCTCAACCAGTCAATCGAAGAGAACGTTACTCTTAACAAAGAGATTGGCACCTACATTAAGAATGGGATTGTGAATGAAGCGTCCGAGGGTTTGACCCTTTCGCAACGCGAAAAATTGTCTGCTCTCGCAGAGGCTGTTGAGTTTAATGATGCTGAGAGTTACAGAAAGCAAATTGATACACTCAGGGAATCTTATTTCTCATCTAAGTCACCAGAAGCTGCAACTGCACCTTCCGCTGATGTTGATGTAGAAAACGTAGAACCTATTAATGAGGGTATGGATGCTTATGTAAAAGCTCTCTCCCGTTGGTCCAAATAATTAACCCATTTTCCTAATAGAGGTATAACCAAAATGTTCAATTCTGAGCATCTACAGGAGAAGTGGTCACCTATTCTTACACATGGCGATCTCCCAGAGATTAGCGATAACTATAGAAAGGCAGTGACTGCAGTCCTCCTTGAGAACCAAGAGAAATTTATTAAGGAAGAAGCTGGTGTATTGACCGAAGCCGCTCCTACTATGTCTGCTGGTACAGCAGGTTTCAGTGGTAGTAGCACAGCTACAGGTCCAGTCGCAGGTTTCGACCCAGTTCTCATTTCATTGATCAGAAGATCAATGCCTAAGTTGATCGCTTACGATATCGCAGGCGTACAACCAATGACAGGTCCTACAGGACTTATTTTCGCAATGAGATCACGCTACGGCACAAACCGTACAGCAGGATCAGAAGCATTCTTCAACGAAGCAGACGCAGAATTCTCTGGAGAGAACGCAGCATCTGACCTCGGACAGTCTGCACAATCAGGAAGCAACCCTGGTCTTCTTAACGACTCTGGTACATATACTACTAACACTGGTATGACCACAGCTCAGGCAGAAGCATTGGGTGATGCATCTGGTAACCAGTTCGCTGAGATGAACTTCAGCATTGAGAAAGTTACTGTGACTGCGAAGTCCAGAGCACTCAAGGCAGAGTATTCTCTAGAATTGGCACAAGACCTTAAGGCAGTTCACGGTTTAGACGCTGAGTCTGAATTGGCAAACATTCTTTCAACAGAAGTACTTGCTGAAATCAACCGTGAAGTTGTAAGATCTGTATACAAAGTCGCAAGACCTGGTGCACAGAATAACACAGCAACTGCAGGTGTATTTGACCTAGACGTTGACTCCAACGGTAGATGGTCAGTTGAGAAGTTTAAAGGTCTTCTATTCCAGATCGAAAGAGATATGAATGCTATCGGGCATGAAACTCGTCGTGGGAAGGGTAACATCCTCATCTGCTCAGCAGACGTGGCTAGTGCTCTATCAATGGCAGGTGTGCTTGATTACACTCCAGCTCTTGCAGGAAACAGTAACTTGCTTCCAGATGATAACAGCAGCACTCTTGCTGGTACATTGAATGGTAGAATCAAGGTTTATGTTGATCCATATTCAGCAAACGTAAGTGACAGACACTTCTACGTTGGTGGATACAAAGGATCATCTGCATATGATGCAGGAATCTTCTACTGTCCTTATGTCCCACTACAGATGGTCAGAGCTGTGGGTCAGGATACATTCCAGCCAAAAATCGGGTTTAAGACTCGTTATGGCATGGTTGCTAACCCATTTGCTGAAGGCACAGACCAAGGTGGCGGAGATCTTGATCCTAACAAGAACCGTTACTACAGACGTGTGCTCGTTGACAACCTAATGTAAATTGTCAGGATACATTGACTTGGGCAGGTCTAGCGACCTGCCTTTTTTATTAGGCAACATAAATACAGCAACTGACGAGATAGACATGGTAGCAGAGGTTACATACTACGTTATGCTCTTCCTTCTTTTAGGATTGTTTACCATTTACCTATTGCGTTTGGGTGCATAATATAGTAAGATATAAAAAACTTATCTAATATGCCCAGAAAAGATTTAGATCGACTTGATGATCTCATAGATGACATCGAGAAGATGAAAAACAAAATTACAGGAATTG